TCAAGGAATGGCTAGGTTGTTAGAAACACAATACAAGCATTTTATAAGTGAGAAAAAGAAACATATTTCAAAAATGAATGAAGTGACTGATGCTCTTTATAAAGAAAAGCTTGGTTATGGTAATAGACGAGGATTAAAAACATTTGGTCGAAGATTAAAGAGCTTGTTTAATATTGGAATTGGAAGAGAAAATCCATATGAGAAACTATATGGAAATATGGTAACTAGAGTAAAACGTGTTAATGATAAAGGAACACTTGTTTACGATTACCAATTACGCCCTGAGAAAGACATTAATGAAGATTATGCCAGAGGGTATATAAGTGAAGCGGAAAAAAACTTTTATGATTATTTCAGAAAAACAACTAATGATTTGAAGCCAAAGCGCATCAAAGAAACTAAAGCAGATTATATACCTCATACTGCAATGAGCACTTTAGAGACTTTCGCTTCTAGAGGACTGCTTGGTTTAGCAACCTCATCAAAGCATGAAGATACAGCTATACTAGATGTAAAGCTTACTGGTATAGACCAGAACGGAGATTCTCATTTAATGAGCTTCAAGCAAATTGAGGATCAGTATAAAATGGATGCTGCTAATGTTTACGGTAAAAACAACATTAAGGATATTAAAGAGTATCGAGCTATAAAACGTAAGGCTCAAAAATTACTTAAAACAGGTAAGAATGAAGATGGTAGTCGTATTATTCCTTCAATTGTCTCAACTGAAACTGTATTAGGATTTGGGTCAATCAATAGGTTTGCTCACAATAGGTCAATTAAAGCGACGGAGTTGCCTTCTATGGACTTAAATAAAGCTTTGGGGGATTATATCCATTCAAGTTTATTCGTTGAAGGAGGTGGTGAATTTCAAGGTATGAGAAAGCTACAAGGTTACATTGATGGTGTATTAGCTTTTAATAGAGAAAACAATTTACCTCAGCTTAATAATCATGTACAGAAAGTTTGGAAAGATTATTTCTCTAGAGGAAAAAGACAAACTTCATTTATGGGAAAAAAAGCAGATAAGGTAGTGGTAGCTTTAACCAGAATGAACTTATTTTATTCATTAGGATATCAGGCTAACAAGAATACTATGGGAATGTATGCTATTGGAAATGTGCTTGCAGGAAAGTATCACAACATAAAAGATGTTGGAGGCAAGGCTTGGATAAAAGGAGAGGCTCGTTTTTGGGGATTAGATAATGGTATGAAAGGTGGGATTACAGGCGTCATAAAAAGACACAAGCGCATGGCTCGTATTATGAAGAATATTAATTTCATGGAAATCAATGTTTATGACGAGGTGAACATGGAGAAGAAGAATGGACTCGATGCTCTTATCGGAGATATGGCATTATCTCCAATGATATTATCAGAGAAATGGATACAGCAAGTTCATATGTTAGGTCTTTTATCAGACCAAGAACTTGATAAGTTTGACGATGAGGGTAATTATAAACAAGAAAATAATATTGTAAGACCTGAGCTTCTAGTTGAATTAGAAGACCAAGTAAAATCATCTCATGGTAGAGGTTATCAACCTACTGACCAGAGAGCAGTTCAAATGTATAGTTGGGGAACAATGCTTTTACAATTTAGTAGATTTATCCCAACGATGTTTCACGATCGATTTGCTAAAGAAGATGTAAATATATATGGCAAAAAGAATATTGGTACACTTACATCTGTTGGAAAAATGGTTAGAGCTGTTGTAAACAATCCTGCGGAGTTCGTAGCGTATCGCAAAAACCTATATAAACAATCTCCAGAAATGGGTAGGAAATTAGATAGCGGTTTAAAAGGTATGGCGATGGCAACAATACTTTCAGTTCTTGCGGCAGAAAGCGATGTTGCAGATAGTTTGTTTTGGGATACTAACTACTACTGGAATCATCCTAAGTTAGCTAGTAAGATGGTGCCACCGGCAATGCAAACAGGAGAGAATTTGATGTCTGGATTATTTTAGTATCTTTGACGCGGGTCAATGAAGACCAATATCAAATAATTGTACTATGCAAATGTATAAATGAAAGCCCTCTATATGTAGAGGGCTTTTCAATTTCATCTTAGTTCGTGTTATCTGTTGATTTTTGTCCGTAGTATATTCCAAATCCCACAAAAGCAATAAAGCCTAATAATCCAAAGTATATTATCATTCCTTTAAAGTGTCCGAAACCAACCCAATTGGCAAATTCATTTAATGTTTCCATAATTAGTTCGTGTTATCTGTTTCTTTTAAAAGTTTTAAACTCTCGGTAATTGAGTAGATTTCCATATTCAATCGGCTTCTTTCATCAATTTTTTTTACTAATAATGCTTCTAATTCTTTCATAATTTAGTTTTTAGTTCGTGTTATCTGTTGTTAGCAACAATATTGCTTAATGTAGTCATCTATTTCAAGTAATGGTAGACCATCTCTGTCACACCTTACGCAAAATTCAGCGTATTGTTTCGCAACACTTTTTCTAACACCGTGTAACAGTAATTGCTTTTCATCTCTTTCTATAAATGCTTGTATTAATTCCTTATAGTTTATACCATCTCTAAATACCAATCTAATATGTTGGTGTAATATTTGGTTAATTTCCTCACTTTTTGTCATTGTCTTTTTATTTAATTTGTTATTAATTCACGCTACTATTCTTATACTAACCGTTGTAAACAATACTCTTTTTGTGTATATGGTTCAGAGTAGAAGCATTTATTAGTTCCATCAAACTTAATATTTCTATACCAAGTTACTTCTGTGTTTGTTACCGTTCCTGCTCTATTACTGCAATCACAATCTTTATAACATTGGCAACTTCCATTATCAGTAGTCGTATATTTTTTAATAAAAGTTCTGTAAGAAACACCATCTACAATTGTGATTTGCAATGCTTCTAATTCTATATTCAATCTTTTAGGGTTTAGCAATCTTTCTCGCATAATTTCCGTACAGTTTAAACATAATTGTTTATTTAAAACATTCTTAATTGACCTCTTGAATCGCAAGGGTAATTTTCTTCTAGTACCTCGCATAGAGCCTTTATATGTAAAGACTTTGGCGCATGAATCATTCTAAACTCTTTGAAGTTTTTATACTTCTTAAGTTTTTGACGATCAGGATACATGTTTATTAATTCTCCTTCTTCGGCATTAACAGCTGCGACAATATTAGAAAAACCTTTATGTTTGTTTTTCCTATAATACATTCCGAATTGATTTGCCGTCCAAACAAGTTGACTTAAAACATTCTGATTATTTTGGTACATTACTTTCCAACTCTTAGAATCTCTAAGTTTACCAGCTACAGGCTTCCAGTAGATTAATGTTAAAGGGAAACTATCATTAACCCACTTAGGATGCTTGTAGTCTAGTTTAAAGTTATATGTCTTACAATTCTCCCAAGTTATTTCTTCAGGAAAATGATTGTCTACTATTTTATATAACTCTTCAAAGTACCTAAGAAGTATAGAAAGATTTTTCACTTTAGTTAACACTGCCACAAACTTGAGTGTTTTTAAGCTCATTCTTACAAGCAGCACACATTTTTACAATATATGTTTTACTACTTATTGTTTTTGTTTTACATCTACATTTTGGTATATAAGTCATAACTTAAATTTCATTTTTATATTTATATCCATTTAATTTCCCATTGCTGCCTATAATCATTTTAGCAGTCGCGCGAATACCGTATGTGTCTCGCAAGCTGTTAATACATTCAATTGGATTTATGCTACTAGTAGATAAACCAGGACTGTTTGTGAAAAGTAAATTATAAGCTATTGGTTTAATTACCGCCGAAAGATGAGATATCCTTCGACGGCGTTTAAAAACTATTTTCAAAATAATTGGTTTTGATTATTCTTTAAATTTTTATTCTCGATATCAGCTAACATCTTTTGAATTATTGCCCCTTTCTTTTTTGTAAAAGATTCTATTTTAATAGGCATATGATGTAGCTTTCTCATTGAACCACCTCCTTCGGTAAACAAATACCTGTTAGGCGTAAAGGTCGTTGCAAACAAACAAGTGTTTACGCCATCTTTCTTATTGTCTGGTGATGGTATAATCTTATTTATATACAATCCATGAAGATGCATAAGCATCTTTTGAATGAACGGAAAACTATAACTTGAAGATGTTCTAGCTCCTCTTTGAGTGGCAGAGCTGTGAGGCTTCACATCGACATAAGTAACAATTTCCATTCTTCCAAAAAGTTCAAGACGATGAGATATAAATGGAGGCTTTCCAAATCGGAAAGCTTCTCCTTCTTGATATATCTCTGTAAAAATGTACAAAGCAATAGGATTCCACACCAGTCTAAAGTCATACGTATAATTAACAGGACGTAATAAATTAAAATTCTGTATTGTATTGTCTTTAGATTTATGGTGTACCTCTCTTAATGCTACGAAAGGATCTAGAACTTTAAAAGTTTCTGGCTCTCTAGTGAAATCTTTAAGCCAACCATACTTTTTAAGCTCTTCGCAGTACCATCTAAACTCTTTCTCGCCATCATTTTCAGCAGTGACGTTTGGTGCCTTGAAACTACTGCCCATCTTTATCAAACATTGTTTGTTGGTCGTCGTCTTTCACTACCTGCATAGTTGGAGGTGGAGGTGGAACAGCATTCTTTATTGTCATTTTCTCTCTCCATTCCTCTAAGCTAGATAAAATAGTTTCATTCTCCATCATTTGCTCAAGCTCATGAAACCTGTAACCTTCTTGAGAAGATTGATAGTCAGGTTCTATAAAACCAAAGCAATGCTTACGATTTTTAAAAGTAAATTTTACTATTTTACTTTGAGAAGCAAACTCTAATATGATATCATCAACTTTAAAATCAGCTGGCATACAATCATAAATAGATTTTAATGCACCAAAAGGTAATGAGATAACCGGAACTACGTTTTCAACTTGAATAGAAGCGCCAAGCAATTCATCTAATGGCATTAATAAATTTACATCAGCAAAGTTGTGATGTAAATCCTTAGAGTATTTTGGGTTCTCAATGTATAAGGCACCAGTTTGCATTTTCATGTTAGCTCCTTTATTAAGTTCTGACCAAAACTCTTTATTAAAACTTCTTCCATTCATATAAAATAAAATAGCATTAAGCTCATCTAAATCCTCGGCTTCTGTAATACCACATTCAATAGTGAAATACTCATATAAATTTATTACAAACGTGAAGTTTCTGTTATGTACTATTGCATATTTGTCAAGTACAATTATCCCTTTTTTGGGATCATCTTCTGAAAGCCCTTTCACGTCTTTTAAAAGGGCTTTGTCAATCGAAGGAAATTTTAATGTAATCATATGTATTAAATTATTGGTTCAAATTCTTTCGTATATGTACAATTCTAGGATCAGGAACTTTAGATGTCTTAATCCTATCGTCAAGAGCTCTTTCAATAAACCGAAGTTTATCACAAACCCAAACAAGGAAGTCATCGTTACTTAAAGTAACTCCGTTTTCATCTACAATTTCAACAGGCAATGTTACACCAGGAGGCAAAGGTATGTCACCTAGAGCAGCTGCTATTTTAGTAACAGCTTCGTCCATTGATGTAAGTGTACCAGTACCAGTTTTAGCAAGTACTTGTTCTATTGGTTGAGGTGAAGGTATCTGAGGTGCAACAGATACAGGGGGAGGTATTACTGCCTCAATTTTAGCCTCTAGAGCAATGTTTGCCTCAGCAGTGGCCATAGATGTTAGTCTAGTATCAAGCAATGCAATAGCATTCTTTTGAGCGTTATTAAAAGATATATGCAACTCTCCTTGTTGTTCTTGTGATAACAAAGCAAAATCTAAATCAGCAGTTAAGCTCTCAAGAGAATAAGAGGTTATAATACCTTTAGATTGCTCAACGGCAAGTTTGTTTCCATCAACCGAAACAGTACTAGCCATGATGCTTATGTTCTCTGCAATACGTTCATATTTAATCGTATTGTAAATTCCGATAAGGTCATTCTTTGCTTTCTGTTCAGCAACCTCAGCTTCAGCTTTATTTTTAGCATCGATTAGTTTCTTGTCTCTGGCAGCTTCTTTATCAATTTTCTTTTGATTTTCTGCCTTTACCCAAGGGTCAAACTTTGCAAGAACTTTATCGAGTACTGTTGTAGCTTCTTCAATGAATTTTTTCTCAATAGAAATAATAGCCTTGTTAACTAGAAGTTGAGGTGCTTTTATTTCTTTAGCCGCCAACTTAACAGCAGCTCTATATTTACCAACAGCTACTTTTGTATCTGTAAATAATTGGATATTTTCTTTATTGAAATTTCCATCATCATCAAGAACCAACTCTAGGTTAGATTCAAATGACTGTAAGTTCATCAGCTCTGTAACCATTGGATTGAAAGAATTCATATCCTTAGCTGTTAATCTTGTTGTAAGAAATTCATAGTTGTCTTTTACAACTCCAAATTGAGCAATTTGCTCTTTTGATAATTTACCTGTTTCTTTAATTTCTGTGCTCATCTTGTTTTAATTTGACATTATTCGTATTGTCTGATCAGCTATTTCAAGCTGACGTTGAAGTTCTGCAACTGCGGAAGCTCTACTTCTAAAGATATATGTATCTAAAGCGTATAGAGTAGTTCCTAAACAGTAATCACTTGTTAGTTCGAAGATAGCCGCAGACCACTTACCAGTATCATCATCTTCGATGCCACTAAGTATAAAGTTGTCTGGGCCGACTTCATGTAACTTTAATGCTACTATAAGGTTAATCATCAGTAAGTCCTTTGACGGTCATAAATGCAGAAGCATATTTCTCCTGAAGATAAGCGCCTCTATTGATTTTCATAGAAGCTATTGACCACATTTCTACAAATGTATCAATACCGTCTGTTAGACCAAACTTATCAATAAACTTTTGAATAGCCTGAAAAAGTAATAATTGAGGACTTTGCCCTTCAGTTTCTTCTTCAAACTTTTCTAAAGCCTTCTCTCCAAATCCTTTGAGACCTCCAAAATTATCTACAACATCACCTTTAAGTACTTGCTTAATTAAAAGAGAAATACCTTCTTCTGGAGTTGTAAGTTCTAGAAGATGAAGTTTAATGTTATAGTGAAAGCCCGGAACTTGTTTCAGATCCTTATCAGTTGAATAGATAAAGGTCTTGTCTGGAAGCTGTAACATTGAAAGCAAATCATCAGCTTCAATATCATCATAAAGTAATACTGTGTATCTAGAGCGTATATATGTATATACTTCTGCCATATCATCGTACTTCTCAATGTAATACTGTTTATCTTCAGTGTTATCTCTATTGCCTTTATACTTCTTCTCCTGAGCCATACCGTTACGGAATGTCTTAGCTCTAGGTGCTGAGAAACAAAACACATAAGACTTAGCTTTAAATCGTTCAAAAACATCTTTTTCAAGATATTCATTGACAATCTCATGAAGCCTTTTCTTACTGTGTTTTTTCCCGATTTCAATCTCACTATGCATTTTGATACAAGCCAAGTGCTTCCACTTATCTGCATCAAGCAATGCAACCTTATCACTAAAATCTAGCTGTGTTCTTTCCTCTTTGTATTTAGGGGCTAAGAACGGAGTTGTGTAATCAATCATCTTTTTCCTTTTAAAAAGTAAACATCTTCTTGAGCTCTTGAAATAGCTGTGTATGCAGTTTGCAATGCCCTCTTTGGCGTAAGAGGACCAGTCATAAGTATATCGTTGATATCTACATAAACAGTTTTAAAAGTACTCCCTTGAGCTTTATAGGCAGTTATGCAATAACCATATGTATATTGACAAAAACTATCTTTAAAATCCCAAAATTCAGACCACTTCATTTTACGAGACTTACAAGCTGAACCAAGTTCATTTAAAGCTTTTTGGTACTCAATAAATCCATTTGGAGTTGGAGTTAAAAACATCTTGTAAACATCATTTAAAATACCACTTTGAAAGCATTCTATGTAATACTTTTTAATAGAGGTATTAAATGACACAACTTTAGTATGGACACCAGTAACCTTAAAAGAATCAGAATTATATAAATAAAAAGTTCCTTGGTTTGGCGGTGGACAATTTCCCTTAAAATTGTCAGTCATACATATAAAATCATCATTGATTACAGCTTCGGTTGGATTTCTGAAAAGGTAATCTCTAATGTTATTATTAAAGTATTTTACTGTTTTGTTTCTACAAGCAATGAGTCTTGTATCTTCTGGATCTCTAGATTCATAATGATTAAGGAAATCAGGATATGTAATATGTCCAAATCCTTTTCCATCTTTCATTATTGGTTCTGAGATAGCATGCATCATTCTTTGAATGCTTTGACCTCCTAGTATTTCCTCTCGGATAATATCAGTTAAATCAAGAAGAGAATTACCTTCTTTTTGTCGAACACGCTCTGTAAGTTCATGTCTACAATAATCTGGTAAGTCCAAATCAAATACAGGTGAATCTTCGTCTACTTCCATTTCTCCTTCTGCATCTATAGGAGGTAGTTGAGCAATATCACCTATAAAAATAACTTTAGAAAACATACTGGTTCTTTCCATTACTATTCCAAGCATTTCCTTAGTGTATTGTGACACCTCATCGTGTACAAATGCTGGAACCTGTTTATCGCCAACAACTCCCTTATCATTTGCATACTTATCATATACAAATTTTCTAGCTCCGTTATCGTCGTAAAGCTCTTTCATTCCATAAGCCTTAGCAAAAGTAAATACATTGGGAACAAACTCACCAAGCACGTTCTTTGCTCGGTGAGCTAATGTTATTCCCGCAACATTAGGGTTATCTCTATTGTCGTTCTCACGATCCAACTTTATAAGATGCTCTAATATTATTTGTACAATCGTAGTTTTACCAACGCCCGGCTTACCAGTTAAAAGAAAATATTTTTCAGAACTTTCAAAAAACTTTTTGAACTTATGAATTAATTTTTTTTGACTTTTTGTAGGAGTTATTTTATCTACGTTTTTCATCGATTTGCTTTTGCTTCTTAACTCTCTCCACTAGGTAGAATGTTATCGAACCAACGACAACCGTTTTAAGTATCTTCCTAGCTAAAGCATTTGTAGTCCAAACAATAGCCCCACGAGCTATTTGCGCTATAATCAAATATATCATCGGGTTTAAAATTTAAAGGTTGAATCTACTTCTAATAACAATGAATTAGCTTTGTCTATAAAAGCATTCAACTGCGTTGTACTCCATCTCTCAACAGAAATAGCTCTCTTATTTATATCCATAGGTTTCAGGATATGAAGCATTGTTTCCATTTCATAAAAGGAGTTTCCATAATGTTCCGAAGCCCTAATAATAAATGCATTATAAAGTTTTTGTTGAGCCTGGTTAATATTTTTACCAACTAACTCAATAGTAACTTTAAAACACATGTCTTGCTTTTCATAATCGCCAAGCAGTTTATTCCAAAAAATCAATTTGTTTTCTTCAACAGGTACTATTATTCCCTTATCAGATTTTGCTATAAATAAATGCATTAAAAAGGTGGATCTTGATGAGGCCCATTAGGGGGCAGGTTATTTAATTCTTCAGTAGTCATATCGAATACTGTCTTCTCATCCTCTGGGATATCATCTTCAGATATCTCTTTCCTCAATAGTGGAGGTGGCGGCGGCAAAGCCACCACCTTCACAAGAGGTTTTGGAATTAGAACAGGCGGGCGAGGTATAGCCCCACTAGTTCTTACTGAAAAACAGCATATCCATTTGACACTAATGTCTCAGGTGTCCATTGCTCTGCAATCCAAGCTGCTATATTTGCAGTTGTATCATTCATAATACATTTTCTACCATCAGGCATAACGTGTATATGAAGTTGAGGTGCAAAAGCAACAGGAGGTGCTGATACAGGTGGTGCTATTGGTGCTGCTGCAACAGGAGGAGAAACAGGTGGAGCAACAGGAGGAGCAACAGGAGGCGCAACAGGAGGTGGTGCTGCTGGAGTAGATGTTGGAGGTGCAACCGCACCAGACATTACTGCCAATCCTTCTTGTATTAATAAAGCATCAGTCCAATTACCTGCTTTATACTCTGCAAGCGTATTTGTTGCTTTCGCTGTTAATACTAAAGTAGGTGATGCATTTTCTGCCTGAAAATCTCTCTTAGGTGGCTCAGCAAATACACCACCAGAAGCTCTATGAGCTTGACCTTCATGAGAAGATTGTATTTTCTCTCTAATAAACTTAGGGAGATTTTTGAAATTCTCAGATTCAAATCCATTAGATAAATGAAAGAAATACTTGTCATTTATCCCAGCAACTTCTGGAGTTGTTAATCCAGCAAATTGCATATTGGTTGCATCTAAAGGAACTAAAGAAGCAATATTAGACCATTGCCCATCAGAAGAGATTGTAATGGTAGCAATAAAGCTTTTTCCAAGCAATGTACCAAAGTCATAGTTATCAGCCTCCGTATCTGTTAGCTGTCTTGAAATCATTGGCTCTACGTATCTCTTACGCAGATTCGATTTAGAAGCCATTGAAAACGTTTCATCTGTAAAAATGCAACTTGGCTTCATTGGGTCGTCTACGTAAAACTGTCTCATTTGAGTAGGAAACTCAAACGCTAAATTAACTTTGTGTTTTGGTCCATAGTTTCCACCATCTTGTGTACCGATATCAGCTAGTCCATATAGAGTACATAGATGCATTCCAGCTGGAATGTTATCAGTATCTAATTTGTTTGAACTACCTTTCGGTGCTGTAAAACTTGTGTTTGTGCTCATAACGAAATTGTTTTAATAGTGAGTTCCTTTTAATATCTTTAAAGAAAAGAACCCATAAATATTAATTTTAGTTGCCTTTTTATGGTAGGCATTAATCACCAGTGCAATATCAATCCAATAAGATGTAACTACATCGTAAACGATATCCCTATGTATATCTAAACTACTTGCAGTTAAATCAATGTGTTTATTAAAGTGTTCAGTATTAAAAACGGAAGAATGGAGGTATTCTATGTAATCCTCATTCGGCATTAATTTAAACGGAAGTTTAAACCTCTTACCCATTAATATACTTTTTGCTCTTTAATAAGTTTTTGGAAGTTTTTGGAAACAACAACCTTGACGTTATACCTAGCCGGTAAGTCAATTTGTTTTCCAGTTTGGGGGTTTCTGCAAGAATAAGCTTCTTTTCTTATTTTCATAAAATTAACAAGCCCATGTATCTTGCAGTCAATCCCAAATAATAATTGTTTTTGAATAACAGCAATAATGCCATTAAACACCTTTCGAACAGTATCTTTATCGATTCCTGTTTCTTTTGAGACTAAATCTCCAATTTCATTTTTTGTCATTTGAATATATATATGTGTTATACAACTTCAAATGTAATGAATTAAAAATCCATATCAGAATAAGAACAGAAATTAAATTTAAGAAAGTCTACGAAAGTCTTGAAACTTCGAACACCAATGTTTCGGCCTTTAGCTACAATAAACTGCGTTTCACCTAATACATGTGTAGGCAATGTAATCCCAAGAGATTTCTGCTGTTTATAGTATGCTGGTCTAACAATGAATATTACCGTATCGCTATCCTCTTCAATAGAGCCAGATTGTTTTAAATCTTTTAGGAATGGTATTGTAGTACCATCACCATTGCCTCTACCGTCCAAACTTCTATTTAGCTGGGCGAAGATGATAATAGGAATATTCAATTCATTAGCAAGACCTTTCAGTTCTCTGGTAATTTTTGACAAATCACCTGTCCGATCTGTTGTTGCCCTAACAAGTTTCATTAATTGAACGTAGTCAATAAAGACTAACTTGGTACCATTAGAAACCAACTCACGTATCTTTTTAATTATACGCTCGTGGAAGTTCTTATGTTCCATAGTGTCGTGGATATGCAGCTTACTTTCATCAATGAACTTATAAGTCGCTAAGACTTGCTTAAATTCATCGTCAGTTAACTTACCTCCTTTTATCTTACTAAATTCAATTCCTGTTAGTCTAGCAGCAACTCTATTCATCACATCTATTTTAGACATTTCTAATGAAAAGAATGCTGTGTCATGACCTTTAGAAATGGAAGCTGTTACCGCAGCAGCTATTCCAATAGTGGTTTTACCCATTCCTGGTCTTGCTCCTATAGTAATAAGTTCTCGTTTCTGCCAACCTCCACACCAATCATCAAACTCTGAAACACCTAAAGCTATGCCCGGAGTTTCCCCTCGACGTTGCATTAGTAGTTTTTCAGTAAGTTCTTGTTCTGGTGTAATAAGAGCCTGTTGAATCCCATCAGGATTGATAGCCACTGTATTTATGTATGCAATGGTATTTTCAATTCCTTCGGTTAATTTGAATATATCAGGATCGTTATGTAGAGATTTATGTATTGTTTCTCTAGACATTATAATTAACTCACGAAGTACAAACTTCTGTAAGACAATCCTTGCATGATATTCAACGTGTGCAGCACTACCAATCAATTGAGTTAATTCAATCAAATAGTACTCGCTTCCAGAAGCTATTAAAGTTCCTCTACGAGTCAGCTCATGAGACACTGTTAGTATATCTACACCAAGCCCTGTATCATACAAGGATTTGATTGCAGTATATATTAATCGATGAGGTTCATGGTAAAACACTTTCTCGTCTAAAAGTTTAACAACTTCAGCACAAGCTCTAGTGTCTACCATTAACGCACCCAATACCACTCTTTCCATATCAACTGCTTGAGGTGGAATATGACCAGTATCAGTTATGCTTGGCGCTCTAGGTTTAGGAATGAACTCTTTTCTTTTAGGTGGGTCTTTACCTCCGCCTGGTGGTGGTGGAGGTGGTATGGAATTACTCATATTTGTTTATACAATTTTATCTCCATTATTTTGATTTATATATTGTTTAATAATCATTTCAATACGCATATGTTGTTCAGGAGCTAAGTCACCATGCTTTAGGTTATAATCTTGGCATATTTGTTCCCAATCAACATAATCTATAAACTTTCGTCTAACTTCTAACCTACCATTAAACAAAGTTAGATGGTTTTTAAAAATAGGTTTTAAGCCACTTAAAAGTATTTGACTTATAATTTTATGGTCTTCATCACTTAATGAGTCTACCCAATCTTCGGAGATATCATCATCAGTTAATGACATTGAATCATTCATAAAATTATGTACATCAACAACCTCATCAGAATCTCCAGATCCAACATCTATTAAAGCTCCAGAAGTTCTACCTGTTATTTTATCAATCCAAGTTCCTACGCTATGTAGTAGGACAAATCTTTTTGATTTCTTTATTAATTTTTTCAAATATTTAACAAGTAAGTCTATATCTGTATTACAAAAAAGTGGTTCGTCTGAACTTCCGTATCTGCTATTTATACTTACATAATAAGTGTTGAACAATTCCTTATCATCATCTTGTTTATGACTATTAGGCAAGAAAATATGTAAGTCAAATATTGAAATTTCTAATGAATCAACTAGGTCGTTATGCCAAGATATGTCTAGGATATCCAAACCAGTATTTTTTCTTAAATATTTCAAATTCTTAAGGGTTCTTTTCGGGCTATGACAACCCGCTTTATTTCCATATCTGTTCTTCATGTCGATTTATTTAATAAAAGAAGCCCTGATAAGGGCAATCTTTAGGTTTAGAATCTAACCAATCGATATTTGGGTCTTCGTTTAAATTTGGAAAGACAGCATTAGGTTCTTTCACTTTAATCATAACCCAACCATCAGTTTGTAACAACTGATTTGCGGATTTACCTTCTGCTATAATATCCTCACTCCAATTAAAGAAATGAACATCACTTCCAAGAATAATATGATGGTCTGCTAAACGCATTACACCACCAATTCCTAAAGCAATCC